TTAGCAGACGCACAATCGTTTGCTATTGGTCGAATCTCAGATCGTAGTAATGTTGAAGCTAAGCAATATTATAATGCAAAAATAAAAGAAGCCACCCAGCTTGGAGACGTAGAAGAAATTTTAAGACTTCAAGATCGAGCAAATCGTTTGTAAAATCAAATGGCAACAACTGAAGAATTTTATACCGGAAATGGCTCCACCACATCTTTCGGTTACTCATTTCCAATATTACAGAACTCCGACCTTATTGTAGAGGTTAATGGAGTTGAAAAAACTGAAAACACAAGTGGTACTAACAACGACTACTCCATTTCTGGCACAAACGTTGTTTTTAATACAGCACCAAATGGTGCAAGCGGTGGTAATCCCGCAGATGATATTCATATTTTTAGACGTACAAATGTAGACTCAGCTAAAGCAGTATTTGCTGCTGGTTCTTCTATTAGAGCTGGTGATTTGAATAATAATTTAGATCAAAGTTTATATTCTAATCAAGAACAACATCAAAAAATAAAAACTAGCGATGTAAGAGATATTGCTGTTACAACAGCTAAAATAAAAGATCTTAATGTAACAAGAGCTAAGATAGCTAATGATGCTATAAATGGTACAAAAATAGCCGATGATTCTATAGATTCTGAACATTATGTAGCTGGTTCTATTGATTTAGAACATATGTCTGCTAATTCTGTAGACAGTAACCAATATGTAGATGGATCTATTGACCGTGTTCACTTAGCAGCAGATATAGTAGATGGTACAAAAATTGCTGATAACAGCATAGACTCTGAACATTATGTTGATGGGTCTATAGATGTAGAACATCTTGCAGACAACTCTGTAGATAGAGCATCAATAGTTAATGATGCAGTTAATGGAGATAAAATAGCTGATGATTCTATAAATTCTGAACACTACGTAGACGGAAGTATAGATCAAGTACATCTATCAAACTCAGCAGTCGGATCAAACCAGATTGCAAACAATGCAATTACAAGTACTGAAATACTTAATGGTGCGGTAACTACAGCTAAACTAGCAGCAGATGCTGTTGATGGAACTAAACTAGCAGACAACGCAGTCAATTCTGAACACTACACTGACGGATCTATTGATCGTGAGCATTTAGCAGCCGACATTGTAGATGGTACAAAAATAGCTGATAATGCAGTTGGTTCAGAGCATATTGCTGCTGATGCAGTAACTCAATCTGAAATAGCAGCTAATGCAGTAGGTACATCTCAAATAATAGATGGTGAGGTTAATTCTAACAAACTTACTAATGGTGCAGTTGGTACAATTAAAATAGCTGATAACGCTGTTACGGCTGATAAAATTGCAGATGCAGTTATTGTTACAAATAGTGAGCAAGCAGCTCATAGTGTAAACGATACTACATTCTTTACAACTGCTGCTGCTGAAGCTAGATACTTTAACGCATCAACTGGAGAGACTATTAAAGATGGTCAAGCATTTCCAGACAACGATACAACTATTGCAACAACCGCAGCTATCAACGACAGGATAATTGACCTTGTTGATGATGTTGGTGGTTTTGTACCTTTAGCAAATGAAACAAGTTTTCCTAATACAAACCCTGATGTAAATAATGGTGCTGGAACTCTTGTAAGTATTAAGGCGTTATCTCAAAACTACACCTCTAGTAGTACTGGTGTGATAACTATTGCTAACGGAACAGCAGTACAAAACAACACCGTAACTATTACTGGAGCTGGTAATAGCGTTACATACAATGCTGGGTTTGGATTAATAGTAGAAACAACTGTCAACACTAATGAATATGCGTTCCACAGATTAGTACCAAAGGCAACAGAGGTTACAACTGTAGCTGGTAAAGCAACAGAAATAGGTAGACTTGGAACTGCTGCTGCGGTAGAAGATATGTCAATACTTGGTACAACTGATGTTGTAGCTGATATGGCAATACTTGGTACTACCGATGTTGTAGCAGACATGAACACATTAGGTACTGCTGACGTTGTATCTGACATGAATACACTTGCTGTAACCAGTGTTGTTAATAACATGGATACTGTAGCTACTAACGTGGCTAACGTAAATAATGTTGGTGGCAGTATTAGTAACGTCAATACGACTGCTGGCTCAATAGCTAATGTTAATACTGTTGCTGGATCAATAACCAATGTTAATAATGTTGGTGGGTCTATAGCAAACGTCAACACAACTGCTGGTTCTATATCAAACGTAAACACAGTAGCAAGTAATATATCGAGTGTTAATAATTTCTTTAATGTATATCGTATAGGTGCAAACAACCCTACATCTAGCTTAGATGTTGGAGATTTATTCTTTAACACTACATCTAACTCACTTAAAGTTTATACTGGTAGTGCTTGGGTAGATGGTGTTACAGCTACAGGTAACTTTGCTGTTGTTACTGGTAATACATTTACTGGTAGTAACATACATAACGACAACGTAAAATCTCTGTTTGGTACAGGGTCAGATTTAGAAATTTATCACAGTTCAAGCAATTCTTTTATAAGAGATGTTGGAACAGGTAGCTTGTTCTTAGATTCTGATGGTGCTGGTATTTATTTACGAAAAGGCACAAGTGAGGATCTTGCTAAATTTATTACGGATGGAGCAGTAGAACTTTACTACGACAACAGTAAAAAGCTTGAGACGACTTCAGATGGAGTAGTATTTACTGGTGCTGCAAGATTTGTTGGTAATGAAACTGGTTTTCTAACAGGAAAAGCACACCCAACACTTTACAGAACAGCAAGTACATCTGGTTCGTATCCATTTAATAATTTTGGTCATTTAATAATACAGTCAAGAAATGACGGTAGTAATAGAGATATAATTTTTGCCACTGGTACAAACTCTGCCAAGTTAAACAGAATTACATCTGATGGACATTTAGATTTATTTGGTGACAACCATAAACTAAGACTTGGTGCTAGTCAAGATTTACAAATCTACCATGATGGTAGTCATAGTAGAATTACAAACAGTACAGGTGCATTAAGTTTACAAACTGATTTAGTTAATATAGCTAATGCAGCTAATAATGAAACTTTAGCTGTATTTACTGCAAACGGAGCAGTAGACTTATATTACGACCACAGTAAAAAGTTTAATACAAAGTCAAACGGTGTTCTTGTTAGTGGTGAATTACAATCAACTCATTTAAACATTACTGGTAGTTCTAATATTGGTGGTGACGTATATCATGCTGATAACGTAAAAGCTCGGTTTGGAGCTGGTAGTGACCTACAAATTTATCACGATGGTACAGATAGTTATATCAATGATGCTGGTACAGGTAATTTATATTTAGTCAGCACTGATGGAAATATAAATTTACAAACTAACGGAAGCGAAAATGCTGTTAAGTGTATTGAAAACGGAGCAGTAGAGCTATATCACGATGGCACTAAAAAGTTTGAAACATATGGTACAGGTGCTTATGTTTTTGGACATTTATACACAGATGACAACAATCAACACCGTTTTGGAAATGATGGCGATTTACAAATTTATCATGATGGTAGCAATAGTTATATTGATAATCACCAAGGAGATTTGTATTTAAGAGGAGACTCTGACCATATTGTTCTTCAACCAGTTGACGGAGAAAATGCAATAGTATGTGACCCAAACGCATCGGTAAAGCTATATCACAACAACAATGAAAAGTTACAAACACAAGGTGACGGAGTCTATGTAACTGGTAAACTTCAAACTACAGGTCATATATATCAAAACGATAATTTAAAACATCATTTTGGATCTAGCCAAGACTTATCCATTTATCACGATGGTTCTCATTCCAACATTGTTGATAGTGGCACAGGTAATTTAAGAATATTTGGTGATTCACAAATATTTTTTGGCAGAAGCATAGGTGGGGAAGCATACGCAAGCTTTAACTCTGACGATGCAGTTAATTTATATTTTGATAATGCAATAAAATTTTCAACCACAAGTACTGGAGTTACTACAACTGGAACAATGTTCTTTGACGGTGGTTCTGATGGAAGTGTATATATAAGAGGTGCTGGCAGTGATATTAGATTTACTAATGGATCTTGGACAGGTAATACAACTAATGCAAAAATACAGCAATATAATGATATTTTATATATTTTTGGCGGTTCTGATGGAATAATATTTAGAGAAAATGGTACTGATAGATGGAAAATTGATGGAAGTGGGCATTTTATACCAAATGCAGATAGCACTTATAATATTGGTTCAAATAGCGTAAGAGTTGCAAACGGATATTTTGACACATTATATGGAGATGGCTCAAACCTTACAGGCGTTAGTTCTGTAGGTGGTGCAACAGGTGTTGACTTTAATGATGACGTTAAAGTTAGATTTGGAGCAGGAAACGATTTTGAGATTTACCATGATGGAACAAATAATCTGAATGAGATTAGAAGTAATGGTCTTAAAGATATCTTTATTAGACCTAAAAATACTGATAAAGGTATAGGAGTTATAGCTGACGGAGGTGTAGAACTTTATTATGATAACGGTAAAAAGTTTGAGACTACAAGCATAGGTGCTACTGTATCAGGTGCTCTTACTACAACAGATCATATTTATATTCCTGATAATAAATCACTTAAATTAGGTGCAGGGCATGATTTTATACTTACGCATGATGGCACAAACAATATTATAAATAGTGGTAATGGTGATTTATATCTTCAAAATAGCAATCAAAGTAAAGCTATTGTTAAAGGTGGTGCATTAAGCCCTGCCAACGAAAACATTGACTTAGGTGAATCTGGTTTAAGATGGCAAAACGTACACGCTAAACGCTATCACGGTGATGGTGTTCTTCAAGCAAGAATTTCTTATGAAACTATTAGTACTTATTCTATTTATGATAGTTATGGTGTTTCGAGTTTAGGTGATAATGGTACAGGATTAAGTGATGTAAACTTTACTACTTCTTATGCTGATAATACCTATGCTATAAATGCTAACGGTCAACAAGACGCTGGTGGTGGTGGAAGATTCTGTACCTTTAAAAACCCAGATTCTGATGGCTCACA